TACAAAAAGAAAAAGACCACAGCTACACGCAAAAAGCGATGAGCAGAAAAAAAGACCCTAAAAAGGGCACTGGTAAGAAACCAAAAGGTACAGGTCGTAGACTATATACCGATGAGAACCCTAAGGATACCGTTAGAATCAAATATGCTACCCCAGCTGATGCTAGGGCTACCGTAGCAAAAGTAAAGCGCATTAAAAAGCCATTTGCTAGAAAGATTCAAATATTAACAGTTATGGAGCAAAGGGCTAAGGTAGCTGGCAAAACAACACAGGCTAATATAGCTAAAGCAGGTAAAGTAGCGATAAGGAAATCACATGGCGCACGAAAAAAGAAGAGCTAATCTTTTAAAGAAACATAACTTAAGTGGGGTCAACAAACCAAAAAGAACTCCTAACCATAAAACTAAATCACATATTGTGTTAGCCCAAGAAGGGCATAATTTAAAATTAATACGTTTTGGGCAGCAAGGAGCCAAAACTGCTGGTAAACGTAAAAAAGGTGAGTCACGTGCTACTACTATGAAAAGAAAGTCATTCAAAGCACGTCATAGAAAAAATATAGCAAAGGGTAAGATGTCTGCAGCATTCTGGGCAGATAAAGTTAAGTGGTAGTGTCTAAGCCTCGTAACAAAAGAGTAAACAAAAAGATATCCAAGTTAGTTGACGAAGGATATCCCATGTATCAAGCAGTTGCCATTGCTTTGAGTATGGAAGAAAAGAAAAGATTAGGACCCAAGGGTGGGTATAGAAGAGTTAAAGCAAAAAAATAGTTTTAACATCAACCCTTCGCCAGAAGAAATGGCAAGAAAAGATGAGGTATTATACAAAGCATACAATGACCTTGTTTACTTTGGTAGAGCTTTCCTACCTAATGACTTCTTAAATAAAAGCACATCTCCTGCATATCACTACGATGTATCTAAAAAATTAATATCAACCAAGCCCGGTGAGCGTATCTGTATTATACTTCCAAGGGGTTTTGGCAAATCTATTCTTTCTAAATCTGCTATCCTTCACAAACTTTGCTTTTCAGGAGAGGATACACAAAACTTTATAGCATGGGTATCAGAGGAACAAGGACAATCCATTGACCACTTAAAATATATCAGACATCATCTAGAGATGAATAAGACAATCAAATACTACTTTGGTAATATGGATGGAGGCTCCGTAGGAAAAAGATGGACTGAAAAGGACTTAGTCACTCCCAAAGGAGATAGGATTATAGCCAAAGGTACCAGCCAAAGACTTCGTGGTAGGGCTGAGGTAGATGTTCGATACACTGGCATCATTCTTGATGACTTTGAATCAGAACTAAACACAAGGACACCAGAAAGACGTGCAGACATCAAGAGGTGGGTGGTATCAACGATTTATCCGGCTTTGGAAGAATCCCCGGGTAAGGAAGGCTGGATATGGCTTTCTGGCACGATTGTGCACTTTGATAGCTTCCTGCAAATGACATACGATGGATATAACAAAGCAAAAGAAGATAATCGCAGTTATCCTTGGCAGGTATTCTTTAAACGTGCTATAGAAGATGGTCAGCCTATCTGGAAGGAACAGTTCCCACTTTCTAAGTTAAATGCAAAGAAAAGAGAGTTTATAGAAGCAGGACTCGTAAACAAGTTTGCTCAGGAGTACATGAATGATGCTAGAGATATATCCAATGCGTCATTTAAAATAGATAGGATACAATACTTTTCTGGTGAAAGAAAGTACATCAATGGATTTAATTACATAGCAGAGTACGATGAGATGATACCTATTAATCTTTACATAGGTGTAGACCTTGCAGCGACAGCTAGTGAGACCTCTGACTATCAGGTTATATTGGTCATGGGTATAGATTCACGCTCTAATCGCTATGTTTTAGAATATTTTAGAGAACGTATCCCTACCTTTGATGTGCCGCAAAAGATTATAGACCTAGCAAAAAAATACAATCCAGTTAAAAGAGTGACAATAGAAACAGTAGCAGCGCAAGAAATGGTAAGGGATATGGTAACTCGTATGAGTGCACAAGAAAAGCGATTGATGCCCGGTATCTTCAGAGGTGTAAAGCCACCCGGCAGGATTAAAAAGGCAGATAGACTAGAAACAACACTAGGACCTATTGTCAACTCTAAAAAATTATATATACGCAGGGAGATGACAGAGATAGTAGATGAGTTCTTTGAACACCCTAAACCTAGGAACGATGATATTATGGATGCTCTTTATTATGCGGATTACTTTGCAAGAGCGCCTAAGTCAGCTGCTACACCAAAAGAAGGATTCAAGGGTGGAAAGAGAAAAGAAAGTTTATTTCCAAAGTTAAAAAAGTATAACTGGATGACAGGGGCAAGAACATAAAATAAGCTATTGTTAGTTAAAATATTTCTTTTTATATTCTCCCGATAGAAGATTTCTGTTACAATAATTAAGCTATAGGACCACATACCAAATGGCAAATAGAAGCAGAATGATGTTTCCAGACTCAGGCTTAGTAGTCGGACCATCCCACAGTGACGGAGGAGTTTATGCTTCTGTTGCTAACGGTCCTGATGTAGAACTAGAAGGCGGAGAGTTTATCATCAATAAAGAGGCTACTGAGGACTTCTTGCCTCTCATCAAGCAAATCAATGATATCGGAAGGATGGAACAGATGAACAACGCTGATAACGCTCAAAACGCTCATAGTGCCATAGATGCACTTATTGCCAGTGCCAGCACCAAGATGATGCCCGGAGGAGGCATGGTCGCACCTAAAACCCCAATGTACCAAGAAGGAGGGCAAACTAGCCCAACATTAATGGATTACATAAATCAAATAGAATCAAATTTTTTAAAATATCAAGGTGACGTAAAAACAAAAGAAGGAAAGCCGAGATTTACACCCTCTGGTGATATTACAAAAGAAGCTTTAGCAGAAGATTATAATTTTCCATTACAAGATGCTACCTTTGATACCCTTGCTAGTTCTGCCAATTTACAAAATATTTTAATTAACCTGCCAAATGATAGAACAATAAGTTTGTTAAAATCACCATTTGGAATGACAGATAAAGAATCAGAAAGGGATAGCAGAGCGGATGTTATAGAAGAAAACATACGAAAAAACTTTCCAGAAGAGTACAATGCGTTAGGTTTTGATACATTTAGAGGTGACGCAAGCAGAGCAAAAGAACTTGTAAATGCAGGTTTTTTAAACATGGACCCTTTAGAAAGAATGAGATTTTCAAGAGAAGAAAAGCTCAAGCAAAGAAAGCCAAAAGAAACAGGTGAGTCTGAAGCAATGAAAAAAAGAATGATGGAAGTTTTAGGCATGACAGAAGAAGAATACGATAAATTTCAAGCTTTTAAAAAAAGAAGAGGTATAAACAGAGAGCAAGGCGGTATGATACAGTATGAAGAAGGTGGTCCTCTTCATAGTCGTAGAATGTTTAATCAAGGCACTGGTTTTGATAAGAAAAAGTCTGACTTAAATAAAGATGGTAAGATATCTGAGTATGAAAAGAAAAGAGGAATGGCTATCGCTAAGTCAATGAAAAATCAAATGCAGATGGGTGGTATGGTTGGTATGCAACAACCTATGATGCAAAGACCTATGAATCCAGCTATGAACCTTAGCCCTATGCAAAGAATGGGTAATAATATGCCACCAATGATGTATCAAGAGGGTGGCAGTATTCTTCCTTCTCAAAATACACTTAGAGGTATTAGAAGAGATGCTATGTCAGTATTAGACAATGTTGGTATCGAAAATCTAAGACAGGCAGCTATGGATACTTTGATGAAGATGGATATGAGACCTCAAGAAGAAAGAAGTCTGTTCGGCTCAGGACAGCCAGTAGGCATGAGAGTTCCTGAAACCTATGGTCCACCCGCACCTAGAAAACAAAAAGAAATGCGACAAAAAAACTCCGATTTAGATGAGCTTTTAAAAGGTTTAGTCATAGAAGTCAATCCTTTTACCGGTGATACCATTACAGAGCAATCTATAAAAGAAGAGCTAGAAAGAATTAGAAGAAGAGTAGAACAATCTAAAAAGCCAAATATGCAAGAAGGTGGTATGATTTCTGATAGCAACTTGATGGGAGCCATGGCTAATGACAGAAGAGTAGCAGCATTACAACCAGATGTTTACTCTTCTAGAATGCAAAATGGCATGACAGGTGCAGAGGCTATGGTAGTACCAAAACTAGCAGAAGCAATATTACCCGCTTATGGTATAGAGACTCCACTATCAAGAAAGCAAGGCGCCATGCTAAACAAGAACGCAGTCAGCCCGAGTGCTTTGAATCCTAATTTAAAAGGGTTAGTCAATAGATTATTAGTACAAAGGTTAGCAAACGAGACCACTTAATGGTATTAGAAAAAGATAAAAGAGCAGATTATAACCAAGAACTATATCGTAGATATAGAGATGCTAGGAAAAGCTGGGATACCGAAGCTCGTTTTGATATAGATTTTTTTCATGGTAACCACTACACTACAGAAGAAGTAGATGAGTTACAATCAAGAAACCAAGCTGATGTTCCAATGGATAGGATTGGACCAGCTATTGAAAAATTTAAAGCTGTTTTAACTTCACGTTCTCCAGCATTTACCATGACACCTAGAGAAGATTCTGATGTAAAGATTGCTTCTTTGTGGAGAGTTATCATGGGATATATATGGGGTAACTCAAATGGTGATTATCAGTTAAAGCACGCAATACATGACTACGCTACGACAGGATTAGGTTACTTGTATGCGTATGTAGATGCAGAGTCAGATTTTGGTAGAGGTGATGTCAAGTTCACTTATGTCAATCCCTTTCGAGTATATGCCTCTCCTAACACCCGAAACCGCTGGTTCGATGATGCTGAAAGCATTATCCTCTCCACGATACTCACTGGTGAACAGGTCGTCAACCTCTACCCTGAATTAGGAGAACAAGAAGACCCAGAGACAGGGGAGATGCAAGTTGGCATTATACAGGATTTAGAAACTTACCTTGAAGAAGACTATCCTGATGCAATGAATGCTAACAATAAAAAAATATTTACTCCGTCTGAGGTTAAAGATTTAGATTATTACGAAAGACAGAAGTATCAGATACTAGAAAGATTTTACAAAGTCAAAGTTAGTTTTTACCGTATCATAGATATGCAGAACGGTGAAGAAGTAATTTTGAGTGAACCTGAGTATGCAGAGTTTATTGAGAACAATAGAGAACAGATAGAAGCAGGTCAATACGAAGTCATACCAGTAAGACAAACTAGAGTAAAGGTTTGTGCGAGTATCGGTCAAGTAGTTCTTTATGAGACTATCTTAAATACCGACCACTATCCTATTATACCTTTTCCAAATGTATTTACAGAAAGCCCTTATCCAAAATCAGATGTATCAAGGGCAAGACCTATGCAAAGGCTTTTAAATAAACTATGGTCATTAGCACTATCACACGCACAAGCATCTGGAGGATTAAAGCTATTAGTTCCATTGGGAAGTGTAGAAGACCTTGGTCAACTAGAGAGAGACTGGGCAAATCCAAACGCAGTCATAGAAGTAGACAGCACACAAGGTGAGCCACACTTTCCAGCACCTCAACCGTTATCTTCTGAGTTTTACAGACTAATACAGCAGTGTGAGTTCTATATTGACTTTACATTTGGATTACCTGAGATGATGCACGGGTTTGCAGAGAAAGCACCAGAGACAGTAAGAGCTACAGAAAGAATGATATCTTTAGGCTCAGAAAGACCAAAGTCAAAACTAAGAGATATAGAGTTTAGTATTAATAGACTAGGACAGGTATTGTATAACCTATCTAAAGGTCACTATACATATAAAAAGATTTTTAGGCTCAACGAAGCCAACAATGATATTACAGAAGCAACTATCAATATGTACGATAAAAAGGTAGGAGCAATACTAGATATCAAAAAAGAAAAACATAATTTACAACAGCATGACGTCAGGATTGAGCCCGGGTCTACGCTACCAACCAACAAGTATGCAGAGCTTGGTGTATACATGGAAGCGTTTAGAATGGGCATCGTAGATAGAACAGAGGTTCTTAAAAAGAATCCCGAGATATTTGACAAGGAAGGTGTAATGAGAAGAACAGAAGAAAGACAATTATTACAAAGACAGATTGCTGCAATGACCGAGCAAATCAAAAATTTGGAGGGTGACCTCCAGACTGCCCAAAGGGAGTCCATAAGTGATAGAAAGAAAGTCGAAGTCGAGAAATTCAAGACTAGATTGAAAGATATCTCTGCGGACGCCAAAGCTGATAGACGAGTTCAACTAAACAACCTACAATCTAAGGTGAAGCTCGAAGCGGAGAAATTAGCGAATGTTAGAAAAGACGCTAGTTCTGCTCCTGAAGCTTAGAGACATCTGAAAGGAATATAATGGATAATCAACAAGTAGAGGCTACATCAACTGCTGACGGTTTGGTAGATGGTGGCGCTGATATAGTACAAGAAGTACGAGAACAAACAGACGCTCAGTATGAGCAACAAGCTGACCAACCTGTAGAAGAGGCTGTAGATTACAGCGCTCCAGAGGTTAGTGTAGAAAGCGAAACAACTCCAGTAAACGAATGGGAGGTAGAAGCACGTAAGTTTCAATCTATGTATGATAAATCAATTGCAGAGAATGAAAAGCTACGTAAGTTTGAACCTCTTGGACAATTGCTAGAGCAAAGACCTGATTTGGTAAATATGCTTCAAGAAAATATCAATGCTCCACAACAGCCACA